CAGTACCTAATTGCTGTGCAGCAAGGGCTGCTTCAATTTCTGCTGTTGAAAAATACTTTGTTGACTGAGTTGCGTTCTTAAATGCACCAACAATACCACCTTGTAAAAATCCTTTACCAAAAGCACCCATAAACTGAAACAGTTTTGCAAGGGTACCAGTTAAGTTCATTAATAAACCAAAGAACATAGTTCCAGCGGGTATAACAAGACCAGTAATGATAGTAGCAAAGGCTATAAACTTCTTTGAAAAGTCTGGAAGACCATTAAAGGCATCTGCAATTCTTGTAGCAAAATTAACTAATGGAATTGCTAACTTAACAAATATCTCTCCTAAAGGGGCTATTGCTAGTTTAAACTTTTCTACCGCCGCTTTTAGTTGAACACTAAATGCTTCTTCAATTGTTTTTAATTCTCGATCAGCGGTCATGGCTAGTTCTTCTACGCTATAGCCCATGGTGTCCATAACTTGTCTTGCTTGAGATCCGTCTCTGATTAAGTTTTCAAACAATGCACCTAGACGAGCGTACTGATACTTTCCAAATACGTCTTCTAGTGCTTGCTGTTGTTGGAATTCTCCAAGTGTTGATAATGCGTTTGCAAATCCTGTAACTGTTTTCATCAAGTCACCTTGATTTGTTTGAATAATTGCGTCTAGATTAATTCCAAATTTTCCTAAAGCCACTGTTGCTGATTTGCTTGGATTAATTAAAGATCCTAAACCAGACTTTAGTGCGTTTGCACCTTGCTCTGCACTTACTCCACCTTCTTGCATTGCGGCTAAGAATACTGTTAAGTCTTTTACGCTACCGCCCAACCCTTCAATTACTGGTGCTACACGTGGAATTGCGGCAGCAATATCCTGTAGGCTTACAACTGTTTGATTTTCAACCATGTTTAGATAGTTGATGGTGTCTGCTAATTCAGCACCTGAAAGTTTAAATGCACTCTGAAGTGCTATTGTTGTTTCTAATGCAGCATTTTGATCCATTTGACCAAGTGTGGCTAATCTAGTAGCCTGTGAAACTGCGTCTGTTAAATCAGAGTTTCTTCTACCTGCTGCTGCAGCCTGTGCTGCAAGACTCATAGTATCTTTTACAGCAATACCATATTTAGTATATTCTCTACCTAAATCTTGTACTGCTTTTAAGTTTGATTGTAATTCTTTTGGAGTAGTAAATAAATCTCCATATACCTTTTTAAATGCTACCGTTTGTTTTTCTAAATCAGCAAATACTTTTCCTGCTGTTGTTCCAAAGATGGTTAGTGGAACTGTAAAACCAACCATAAGTTGACGACCAGCCCATTGTACGTTCTTACCAAAATTTACAAGTTGAGTTGTTCCTTGTCTAAACATTGATGATAAAATTTGAGTTCTTTGAGAAGCAATAGTTGCTTGATCAGCAAATGCTTGAAGTGGTCTAATTGCTAAAGCGTCTTGCATTCCTTTTGAGGATTTTCCAGTAGCAATAAATTGTGTTTGAAGAACGCTTGCTTTTTGTCTTGCCAAGTCTAGTGTTTCTGCAAACAGTGCACCATTTTTTACATACTTAGCACTAAAGTATTGACCTAGGGTTGCTTGACCTTTTTTAAGTGTATCGTCAAGTGCTCCAGCAGCGGTACGCATTTTTACTGTTTCAGCAGTAAACACCTTGCTTGAGTTAATCATGTCAGCAAGACTTGATGCATACTTTTGAGAGGCTGCTAATGAAGCAGCATTATTTTTATTTAATGATAAGAAAACAGAGTTGATCTGTTGTTGTAAAATCTTTAGTTCTGCGGAAGAATTTCCGGTATTGATTTCAATATCAACAATACCTTTTACCACTTCGGCCACTATTCAATCACCTCGTAATCTAACCCTTCGCCAATACCGAATCCTGCTCTATGTGCTGCAGCACCCTGTAATGACACAATGTCATTTGGATTAGTTGTTTTACCACCACTAAATGCTTTGGCTTTAATTTTTTCCCAAGCATCTTGACCATTGGACGAATCGGAGTTTTTATCTAAATCAACACCTTGCATTGCGGCTAAGAATCTACGGTTATCGTTTTCTTCTTTTTGCTTTGCTTCTAGTATTGCTACTAATTCTGGCATCGATATGCTGTCCTCCATCTCCTCGTAATTCTTCCAAAAACCTAGAAGAAATACTCTGGATTCTAGTTCGGCTAGATCTAGTTCGTTCCAACTAGAGCCGCCGCTAGTGCGTTTGGGTCGTTCAACTTAATCCCAGCAGCAACTTCAATAACTTTATAAACAGTTGGAAGATCGATTAAATCTTCTAATTTTACCTTGTCAGCAATTTCTGGTTTATATTGTTTCATTGCGATAACTGCACAATCAAGTAGAAGATCCATAGATTTAATATTGTCTTCTGCTATATTCTCATCAGATATTTTTTGAAATTCTTTCATAAAGTCTCTCAATATAGATATCTTCAATGGCTTCATTTCTATTTTTGTACCATCTTGTAATTCAATTTCTACAACTTCGTAAACACTTGTTGCCACGTAAAGCCTCCTTAAGACTATATAAAAATTATAGCACAAAACCCACCCCCCAAAATGGAGAGTGGGCAAAGTGTTTTATTAAGTTGTATTACATTTGTGTTGGGGCTTGTCCAACTGTTCTATCGACAATCTTGCCGTATGAACCGTTAGATGCTGACAACAATCTGAATGTAACTTCGAACATAGAAGGTGTATCTCGTTTTGCGGAAACTGATACATTCTCAATTGAGAGTGCACGGTTTGCTACGTAAATACGTTCTACTGCTGTGTTTCCTGTTTTTGTTGGGTCTCCAGATCCTGGACCAACTGCTACAAGAGCACGTTCTACTGGAACATCGCCAATATCTCCTGAAGAGAGATTTAGACGTGCACCGCCGAATCCTTTGTCTGATTCTTTTGCTGCAATTGCAGTAACTAAGTTATCAAGTGTTGCTTCTGCAAAGCCTGTAACCATGGATACTTGCATACCTTGTTTGTAAAGTTTTGCAACGTCTAGCAATTGATCAACTTGAACTTCACCAAAGTCTGGTTGGAATTGTAATTCCAAACCATTCATTGTGTAGCCCACGCTGTCCCAATCTGCTGAATCACTAAGGGTATCTTTGTATGATGTGCTGCTTACAAATGCTGGAAGGGATGAAGTTCCTGTTCCAGTAAATGAATAAATTGCTGATGCACCTGTACCTGAAATGTATTCAAGTGGGTAATCTGCAATAAATAGTGCTGCTGCACCTACGATGATTTGTTTTGAATCACCACGTGTATATGCCATATTTTTTTCCTCCTCTATTGTTTAACATAGTGGGGGCGTATCCTCAATATCAATTATAACTTGTATTTACGTGATAGTCAAATTTAACAATTAGGTCAGTTTGATAAGGTGTTCTAGTAGTATCTAGATTTGTAGCATCTTTCATGTATGTTACTTGATATGCATTTACACATTGAAACTTTACATCAGATGATCCAACATAATTATTTATATCCTCGGCTGCTGCATCTTCTCTGTCTAGTGATGATAGCATTACGTGCCTCATGGCATAAACATCTTCTACGGTAGCCCCTCTAATTGAATAGAGCATTTGTTGGGATTTAATAGGATAGAAGTATTTATCTTTTCCTGTTCTTGCCTTTACAAAATTATCATACAAGATATATGGTCTTGATCCCCAGGCTATATTAGAAGCATTTGGATCATTGATAGGGAATATAGGTATAAAACTAACACCGTTGTTTTTATATTGATTGTAGAATGTCTCATCTGCCAATCTAAATTGCTCCCATACATATTTATTTACCAATAGTTCTGGTGTCTTAGTATTTAAGTTAGGTATATTAATTGTCAATTTGATCTTCCCCCGGTAATTTTGATATCCATGAAAGGGCGGTCATCTTTCCTATGCTTGTCGCATTTGTACTTTTTAATGCTGACTTAAAGTTTTTCTCATATTCTTTTGGGGATTCAAAATGCTTATAAAATTTAATTGCTCTTAGATATACTTGAGTTAAATAGTTATTATAAAATTCTTCAAACACACTTACGAAGCCACCTCTGGTTTCTGCACCACCAGGATTAAGAACTGTTATAGGTCCCATTCTAAAGTATTCTAAACCGTCTATTTCGAAAAATAAAGCCTGTGCTTCTTTCTCCCTAATAACTACTGGGATGCCTTCTTCCATGACCTCTGCTTTGTCGTAGAACGGCTCCTTGGACCCATCCTTAACTGTTTGTGATTGTAAAAATTCTGCAGTTATTGTAGAGCCTCTTCCTGAAGAAATAACTCCAAGATCTACAAGTCTTGCTGTAGGGTTTCCAACCTCTCCCCACTCGTAAACATGATGAAGCATTCCAGGATGCATTCTTGCAACTCCATCAAGGTATTGATAAAAAGCGTTAATGCTAGTATTGGCAACCTTTCTATTAACATATGATTGTTGTGCTTTAGTTTCTGTAATAAATCCATCTGAATATTGAACCAGATTATTTAACATCTTATTTAAATTTTTAGTATTAATTTTTGCGGTAATCATTAATATAGAACCTCATATTGTTTTTGTGATCTAGTTAGATACCCGCGATAAAACTCTACATTATGAAAGGCATCAAAAGAGGGCACAAAACTTGTTACTTCATATTGAGTAACATTGTCTTCGCTTTCGGTCCAAACATATTCACCACTTCTATCTTTAATGTCTGTTACTAGTATTTCAGTTATTGGGTAGTATGTACCATTTTTCTTTTTTTGAATATTTTCTGCTAGTCTAAAGGCTATGTCTGAATTGTATTGAAAAAATGAAGAGGTTGATTTTAATTCACTATTAAGAGTTTTATCTGACATTGCTGAGATTGCTGAGCATTTTACACTTCTATCAAAAACCCAAGTCTTTTCCATTGTTCCAAAGTCATTTTGCTTTGTTTCTGCATAGTATATTTCAGCAGTCATTGGATAAAATATATTATCTATTCCGGCACCTGGGAGCATTTACAAGACCCCAATACGCATCGGTCTCTTATATCTCTCCAAGATCCTATCAACGATCAAGTTACCAGTTGTGGCTGTCCAGTTTTTAACAAACTTAATCTTAAAATCATCATTGTCAAAAGACTCTATATATCTGTTTATATACTTAATATTATCTTTAAATATATCTTGAATTAGTAATTCACATGCTTCTTGAATATCTTGAGGAATTACCTTCCATCCAAAGTCTGCATCTACAATATATTCATATCCATCAAAAAAGTCAACATCTAAATATCTGTCTCTCCATACCTTTGGATAATTTATTCTATTAGTTTCTGGTGCATCTAAGATTATTGCATTAAGTTGTTTGTTGATCTTGTAGTCTGCTTCATTTGTATTTGATGATACGTCATACATCAATTCTCCATTTTCATAAATCTTATATAGGCTATGAACCTTTTCATCTAAAATAAGTTCGTCTGTTCCAGAGCCAATAAATTCTTTTTCTTTTCTAATGAAAGAAAATCCATCTGTATGGGAGTCAATTATGTATCTAGCCAATCTTTCATATTCAACTATATTGTTTCTTTCTGCAGTTGTAAGGCCAGAGGCTTTTCCGTATATCTTTAATCCTGTAGTATCTATATTGCAGTATGGTCTTAGTATTTCAATATTTGTAATATTTACTATAGCACTAGCCGAATTTTTTACTGTTGCTACTAAAGATCCGGTGTATGTTAAATAATGATTTGGCATGACAAACGATACAACGCCTGAGCCGTTTGCTGCAGCACTTGCTGAGTAAGATTGTGAGGTAATTAAATCGTTTAATTCTAAGTTATAATTTGCACTTGCCGATAAGCCAGAAAATGATGCAGATAAACTTGTTGTGTTATTCAATCTTAAAAGTTCCATGTGCACCTCTATTTAATTATACTATAAATAAATAAGAGGGAGACATTTCTGCCCCCCTCTATAATTCGTAAAGCAAATTATGCTGTACGTGCTATTGCATCAGTTTCTTCGATTTGAACGCCGAAACGTAAGAACACAGTATATTCTACTGTATCTTTCTTAGGTTGGAATTCGCGATGAACTGTGATGTCTCTTTGAAAACCCCAAATTCTATTTTCAGGGAATGTCAAAGTTACACGGTTTGCAGGCATCAAAGGTACTTCCAGTAAAGGAAGACCTAATACGCGGTACTGTATTGGAGCACCAAGTATTTGTGGTTCTTGACCAGCAACAATTCTTTCAACGATTCTTTCGCTGTTTAAATTGCCTGATGAGCCAAGGCCATTGATGATGTTAGATACTGTTTGTGTATCTGCATAAAACTTCATTGCTGAACGTGAAGCACGGTATTTACGAGGCATTGCAAGCACGAGTGCTTGTAAGTTTTCGATGTTTGTGCCGAACGCTGCAGTGTTTGTTGAAGTGTTTTCTTTTGCTGTGAATCCTTGAAGGATGTTCAAGAATGCATTTGAGCCTGTACCTGTTCCGTTGATTGCAAGATCTTCTAAATCGTTTGCAAACGCACGTGTCATGGTACGTACTAAATGGTCTTCTAAACCTGTTCCTTCTAGGTTATCTTCGATTGCTTCTGTTGATACTTCCCAATCAAGACGAATCTTTTTTGTTGAAAGTTCAACCTTTGTGAAAGTTACGCCAGCGTTTGTGTAAGTTGCATCTGCTTGTGCAGCGGCACGGATTACACGTTCGCCTACGTTTAGTTTTTCAAGTTCTGAAGCGTTTGTACGCATTGTTACTCTGCGGCCATCTCTTGCAAGAACTTGTTGTTCGAATATGTATTCGATAAATTGGCGTGATTGTTCAGGAGCAAGAATACCGCCATCATTACCAGCGGCACCTGCGACACCAAGGTCTCCTGCGGCTGGGGTTGTTACACCACCAATTCCACCAGAAACGATAGATCCTGTACTTGCAGCCTTTTCTAAAATTTCATCTGCCATAATATTTTCACCTCCCAGTGAATTAACGATATAGGTCAGCGGAATTGAGGAAACGCCCGCCCCACATCGATCCTTTTCTTATTTGTGTTTCCTGAACGACCCCGCCGAGGTCGCCAGACTTACGGATAGCGGTATCATCTTCTAGTGAATCAACACGCTTTCCAAACTCTTCAACATTACTTTTTACTCCTACAATTTCCTCTTTTGTGGAAGCAATGCTTTTTTGTAGTTCTGCCATCTTCTGATTAAGTGACTTAACTGTTGCCACCAAGTCTCCAAGTGCTGAAGCAACTGTATTTTGAACCTCGTCAATAGATTCTTGTACTGTATCTACAGCCTTTGCCAATTCTGCGTCTTCGCTATCTTCGGCGGGAGTGGCGGTATCTTCTACTGGTGCATCTTCCGCTACTTCTGCAGGAGCATCTGCTGCTTCTGCTGGTGCATCTGCGGCTGGTACTTCTGCTGGTGCTTCTTGTGCACTATCAGATTTTTCAATGTTTTCTTCGGTAGCAACTTCTTCAGCGGCTGGTACTTCTGCTGCAACTTCTTCAGTTACTGCTGGTGCATCTGCTGCAACTTCTTCAGTTACTGCTGGTGCGTCCGCGGCTGGTGTTTCAACAACTTCTTCTGTTGCTGGTGCTACTTCTACATTTTCTTCTGCCATATTATTCCCCTCCTTATTAGGATTTTCAGCCTTGGTTATTTTATTACCAAGTCCAATTTTCTGTGATTTAAGTAAACCTTTTATCACAGAATTCTTTTCAGTATCGTTTGATTCTACAAAGCCTATATTTATCATGTGTTTTTCGCATGATGGGCAGGCAGAATCTTCTTCTTGAGAAACTCTTACTAGGGAATCTGATTCACACCAGTAAACATTTTCAAGATCTACTTTACTAATAATGCCATCTATTCTATTTGTTCCGTCTGCTATTTTTTCAATTGATACAATATTTGCAAATTGATTAGCAGGATTATCTACTAATGAGAGTTCATGTAGGTCATATTCCTTAATAACCCTAATTGCTTTATCCATCTGGGCGTCATACATTTCTTCAGATTCTTTAATGCTACCACCAATAGAAAAGCCAGAAAGAGTGCCATCAAGAACTTTTTCCCAGGTATCTTGGGCACCTTTTGATATGTATGCATTTACAAATACTCCATTATAAAATTTGTCTTCTTCCTTGTTATAAAATTTATCTGATTTGAATGATATTACTCTACCCACGGCAATAGGCATGTGCATTTCACGAAGATTGCCACGGAATCTTTCAAACGCTTGAATACTGACATCGGTTGGTACGATGTCTGCCTGCTTGTCAATAT